TGCCATCCAATACTCAGTACCTTTTAGATTGATCTCTAAATAAATACCAGTACCAGACTTCGCATAAACTTTATTACTAACTCGAAGGCGTTTACCTCTTCCAAGTTTTATTAGCGCATCAGCAAGAAAAGGAAGGTTTGGAAAATCGTGTAGTTTTGCAGCAGTAGAAAGATTCATTGAACCAACTATGCCTTGACCATCATAATCTTTACTTACCTCATCATCCCAAATTGTTACGATTGGATTTCTTAATGTTGTTTTTACTGAACTCATTTTATTTCCCCATTTAAAAGAAGGAATCCGTCCTCCGCGGTACCCAACCTTGTTTTGTTTGATTGGATAAGTAATATTATAATTAATAAATCAGGCAATATTCAACTAAATTATGAAAAAGGACAAAATTAATTTGTATAAAAGTAAAGAAAGCCTATTACAGTAGGGGTTTCAGAGGAATTTTTTTTTACTTATATCTGTGAGCTGCTATAAAGTCATAATGTTTGTATGAAATAATTTTTTTACACCACTTTGAAGCTCTATAATTAGATGTAATAATTAACTAATTATATTTATGGATCAACTCCTAGAACATTTCAAAACCCAGACTGCCTTGGCTAATGCTTTGAATAATTTCTGTGATACGGAAAAATTTAAAACTGGCCATGTATACTATTGGAAGATTCACGGCATTCCTCCAAAAACAGCAATCCTTATAGAAAAAATGACAGATGGTTTATTCAACCGTAGGCTCCTTTGCCCAAAATTCTTTGACCAATGAAAATTAAATTAACACATTCAACTGAACTCTATCACAAGATTATTTTGCATTGTGGGATAGGTGATGAAGTTGATCTCGTGTAATTCACGTTGTATGTTGGCGAGGAAATGTGGGACTCATGTTATCAATCGGCCAGACCCCAAAGTGAGGGATCAAGAGATAAAAAAATTCCAACCAGAACTTAAATATAAATGTCCAGGATTTAGTGATGTCAAAGACACAGATACAGATTCATAGAAAACCAATGTCAGTGAATGAAGCCTGGCAGGGGCGTAGATATAAAAGTAAAGCTTATAAAAACTATGAGAAAGAAGTAATGTTGTTGTTGCCGAATGAGTATAAAATACCAGAAACTGGTGATTTGGCGATCAGGATCGAGGCTGGGATTTCTAAAAAAGCTGATCTTGATAATGTATGCAAACCGATTTTGGACATCCTTGAAAAAATGTATGGATGTAATGACAAGCGCTTTATGGAAATTACTTTGGTAAAAAAAATAATTAAGAAGGGTGAGGGATATTTTAATTTTTGTATATGGGGAATCGCATGAAAGAACAACCAACTTATTTCGCGGTATTAACTGCTGACGTTAGATACTCGAAGGTCTTAAAGCCGATGGAAAAATTAATATATGCTGAGATCACGGCCTTAACAAATATGAATGGTCAATGTTGGGCAACCAACAGATACTTTGCAGAGCTGTATGGTGTTGATAAAGCGACTGTAGGTAGGTGGATAGCCAGCCTTGCCAAACAAGGATTCATCACCAAAAGAATCAAATACAAGGAAGGAACAAAGCATATAGAGACGAGATTTATAAGCCTCACTGACCAGGGAGCCAAATTAATGAATCAAGACATCTCAGGAGTTCTCATAAGTTCTCACCCTATTAATGAAAAAGTTAATAGGGGTAGTAATGAAAAAGACAAGAGGGGTATTAATAAAAAAGCTAAAGATAATAATACAAGTTTTAATAACTCTCTTTCTATAGAAAATTTTTATCCAAATGAAACTTCTTTGCTGGCGCTTAAAGATAAATGGGGAAATATATCTAATAAGGATTTAGAACGATCTGTAGAAGAATTCAAAGATATGGCAACAAACAGAGGCAACCCTTTCAAGGATTTACAGTCTGGTTATAGAAATTATGTTCGCAAGGGTTATCTGAAAACCTTAGATAAGATCAAGAATAAAACTCATGCACAGATGAGAGGTAAAGTCTTACAGATGCAAAACAAACCCAACCTAGCACAGTTAGCAAGAAAACAAATAGAGGAGCAGGCACATGGCAGATGAATTAGATTACATCGATATAGCGTCACAAATCTATACTCGTTTGGAAATGGAGTATGGCTGGGCCACGCCAAAAGAACAAGACAAGGTTGAATTAACTAAGTTTTTAGCATCTCAATTAGCAAGACATACACCTATTCAAGCGCTGTCCTGGAATGATGCCCTGGATTTAATTTCAAACGAGGGAAGTGATTACCCGCCAAAGATACCGAAATTATTATTAACGATGCGTAGGGTTGCTCGTGGACATATTGAAAACGAAGAGGCCAGGGTTAAATACCTGTCGATGGTTAGTGAGCAATAAAATTCGCAATGCAGCCAGGGGGCAGCCATGTCAAATTATGCTTCCAGGTATCTGTATTTCAGGCGGTGATAACGAAACTACGGTTTTGGCCCATATGCCAAATCAATCAATGGGAAAAAAAGCACCAGACTTGGTGGGCGCTCATTCGTGCCATGCTTGCCATGACGTTCTGGATTCCAGGGTGAGCCATAGTTTTGATAGAGATTTTTTAAGACATAAGTTTTTGGAAGGCATGAAGAGAACGATCATAAAGCTCCATGAAGATGGAGTTTTAAATATGAAGTGAGAGTGAATTTGGTAAGGAAGATGTTTAAGGAGGTAAACGATTTTACAAAGGATTCTGAGTACTTGAAACTTTTTGACGAAGAGTATCAGAAGGACGTGGAAAGAAAATTATTTAAAAACATAAAGGAGAGCAAAATGGATCAATTAAACAAACTAATAGCATACGCAAAGGCACATAAGACTGTGTCTATATTCGTAGCAATAGTTGTAGTTGGTGTTATCGCGAATGCACTAGGGCTAGGCTAATATGAAAATGCGCGTTGAAAGAGATAGCCAGAAAACTTTTTATAGACGTTTTCCTGATATGGTTAATTCTCATTTCAATGCAAATCCAAATAGCCATAAAGCAGTGGTCGAAATAAAAGACGATAGGCAAACTAGGTCTCAAAAACAGAACGCCCTCTATTGGTTATGGATAACAACAATCGGAGACGAGGTTGGATACACCAAGGACGAATGTGCCTTGTTGATGCGAGATCGTTTCCTTGGACGTGATGAATTTACCAACCAGGCTGGCACCGTGGAAATTTCTCAGGTTAAAAGTACTAGAAAATTAAATACCAAAGAGTTCACTAGATTCTTGGAACAGATTGATATTTTTTCTAGCCAGGAATTGGGTATACAATTGCCCCATCCTGACGATCTTTACTGGCAAAGCATGGGAGTAATTGAATAAATGAGTGAAGAGGGAAGGGTACCGCTGCCGATAGGAAGGGTGGAAGATATTGATGAGCGCTATGTGGCTGCATTAATATTGTTAGCGGAAATATCTAAGGTTGATGTTGTAGAGGCACATCAGATGGTTGATATTTTCTTAGAAGAAGTTGAAGTGGATGTTGATCGCACGTCTCAATACTACACAGACGCTTCAAAGAAAAGGAGTTTACATTGATGCGATTTAAAGTGCCGACTTGGTTCTTTTGCGACAAGCAATTACCCAGACAGCCGCTACTAAAGAGATGGAAAAAAGTGGCCACTACTGGTAGAACTGAACGAGGCAACGGTCATCGAGTTGGGGAGACACATCATAGGGCTAAATTGTCTGATCACGAAGTTGAATTAATTAGATGTTTAAGTGAGGGAGGAATGAGAGTTGTAGAGATTGCAAGAAAGTTTGAATGTTCACCTGACAATATTCGTAAGATTGTTTATTACAGAAGCCGTATCGGAATAGGTATGGCAGTCAATAAAGTTTTTGAATGAAAGAATTAATAACAATATTGTTTATTGTATTTTCTATTACAGGTTGTGCTGAGTTTCAAACTAAGATAGACATGATGCAGAGTGAACAAATGACTTGTGCGGAAGAGGATCAATCTCTTTGTGCTGGCTGGAAGGTATGACCAAAGAATGTGTACATACTCAATTGCATGAAGCGGATCAGCATAAGTTAATTCTGAATGATATTGATTTTACTAAAGACCCTGAGTATGTGAGGTTGTTTGGACAACAGTCAGAACTTATAGAGAGATGGGTAGAGAAAGAGGAAAAAAGATTACCGCCAAAGCCACCCATGTCACCTTATGAATAAAATTTTAAAGAGGAGTTAACAATGAAAAAATTAAGATCAGATATTGGAGTTGAATTCTATAAAGGAAAGCGAACAAAATTCTGGAACGGCGTGTTCTTAGGATTTGTTGTTGGCTATATGCCTTATATCATTCACATGAATCAGTGGCTGAGATAGAAGCAGAGGAAGAAGAGTGGGTTGCTAAATGTTCTATTTGTGGAACTGATTACGATGAAGAGGAAGGTGGCGTCCAGGGATATTTCGGAATCCTCCCTGTAACTTTCTGTTGTTGGTGCTATAGCTGCCTGGTGGATATGCTTGGACAGCATCCAGCACTACTAGATACAGAAGAAGAAACCGAGTAGCAATAATTAACTTGCATTAGTTGATGTATAGTCAGGAATATGCCTAAGAAGACTAAAAAGAAACGTAAACCAACTCCATCCAAAAAAAGGTATTAACAATGATTCCTATGAAATAAGGAGTACTAGTGTCTAATAAGATTGGTCGCCCGACTAAATATAAGTCGGAAATGTGTGATGTCGTAATTGAACTCATGCGAGAGGGAGCTTCACAAGAAGAAGTGTGCGGCCACCTTGATATTTCAAGGGAAACCTTCTACAGATGGAAGGAAGAAAACAAAGACTTTAGTGACACCGTAAAAAGGGGAATTGGATTATCCCAAGCCTGGTGGGAAAAAGAAGGACGAATTAGTCTAAGAGATAGTAAGTTTAACTACACAGGTTGGTACATGAATATGAAGAACAGATTCAAGTGGGCTGACAAACAGGAAGTCAAGGCACAAGGAGACATAACTGTTCTTGTAGACACAGGCATAACAAGATCGCCTGGTCAGGATGAAAATGAAGATTGGCTAAACGATGATTAAACAGAGACTAGGATATACACCACACAAATATCAGGACGAGATACATAAGAACCTCAAGCGATTCTCGGTATTGGTTTGTCATAGACGATTCGGAAAAACTTATCTCGCTATCAATGCCTTGATTGATGCTGCACTAAGATCAAGAAAGAAGAACGAAAGATATGGTTATGTAGCTCCCTATCAGAAACAGGCGAGACAAGTAGCCTGGGATTATCTTAAACGCTTCACAGTTAACATACCTGGAACCAAAGCGAGTGAGTCAGACTCTTCAATAGACTTTGCTGATGGATCAAGAATTAGGCTTTACGGATCAGACAATGGAGAGTCTATGCGTGGACTATTCTTTGATGGTGTGGTGATGGATGAGATAGCGGATATGAGACCAGAGACTTGGCCAGAGATTATCCGTCCAGCCTTGACAGATAGAAAGCATAAAGGATGGTGTCTGTTCATTGGTACCCCTAAAGGACTCAACCAGTTCTACGATCTGTATCAGTATGCCCAGAACCCTAAAAACAAATGGTACGCTGGAATGTATCGAGTAGACGAGACTGACGTTCTAGAAGAGGAAGAGGTAAAGATGGCCAGAGCCACAATGACCGAGAACCAGTACCGAAGAGAATTCCTTTGCGACTTCAGTGCATCTATGGATAACGCCCTGATCACAATCGATAAGGTTACAGATGCCGCAGCAATCAAAAGAACTGAAGGTGAGATCATGGGTTCAGCTAAGATACTAGGAGTAGACGTTGCACGATTCGGTGATGACAGGAGTGTTGTCATTAAACGACAGGGTCTAGCATCCTATGAACCCCAGGTCTATGACACAATTGATAATATGACCCTCGCTGGTATGGTTGCACAGACCGTCAACGAGTGGAGTCCTGACGCCGTATTCATCGATGCTGGACGAGGGGAGGGGGTTATCGATAGACTCAGACAACTCGGCTATAGTGTCAGTGAAGTTAACTTTGGAGGCAAGGCACTCAATCCGATGTACCACAACAAACGAGCAGAGATGTGGGACTCTATGAAGATATGGTTGGATGATGGAGGTTCCCTTCCAAACAATGTCGATTTAAAAACAGATTTATGCGTCCCGACCTACAAGTTCGATTCAACCAATAGAATACAACTTGAGTCCAAGGACGATATTAAGAAACGTGGTGGAAGATCACCCGACCTGGGAGATGCTTTGGCTTTGACCTTTGCATACCCTGTAGCAGCCAAGAAGATAGGACACTTCGGCTATAAAGAAGAAGCCGTATTGGCTGATTATGACCCATTCAATTAAGGAGTAAACATAATGTTAGATAAAATACTAAAAGGTGCTGATGGTGCAATTGACGTTGGCATTAAGTTAATTAGCTTGTCGATTGTATTACAAATTATCTTTGGTTCAAAGGTAGCGTTCCTAACAGGCAACGTAATCGGTTCTATACTAGATATAGTATGGACTCTCGGCAACGCGGGCCTAGCTGGGCTTATCGCTGCTGCTATCATTTGGAAGTTGCTTGACAAAGATATCACTAATAACTTGAAGGATTAATCATGTGTTTCAGAAGTAGACCCGCACCGCCACCACCGCCACCGCCACCACCAGTTCAGATGCCAGCAGCACCTCCGACTCCAGTGACACCAGCAGTGAAGGCAGCAAGAGTTAATGAGAAGAAAGCCCTGGCAATGAATCAAGGACGCAAGTCTACGATTCTTACAAGCTCTAGAGGTGTATTGACTGAAGCGGATATTCAGAGAAAAACTTTATTAGGAGCATAGTATGTGTTTTAACTTTTTAACTGGAAGAACTGGCCCAAGCATGGGGCCTCAATCATCAGCAGACAAAGCAGCGGGTGGTTACAGACCTCCAGGCACAGAACCTGTGAAACCAACAGCAGCACAGATAACGACTCAAAACCAACAGACGGCAGATCGTAATACTATTAGAAGAGCCGACAGTTATGGTTCACAACAAGCGGCTGTTAAAAAGGTAGCAAATGTCAATGTTGTTGACGCTAAGAAGACAACCAGTAGAACTAAAGTAGTTAACACTAATATAAATCAGTCGCAGACCAAGACCGCAGCCATCCAGGGTGGCCAGACTATTATGACTGCTTTGAATAACTACAACAAGAACAAGAAAACCATATTAGGGGGTTAGTAGTGGCGATGATAAAACAAATGGACTATATGAGACGATGGACGGACATCAAGGATGAGCGTTCAACTTTCTTTGGTCACTGGCAAGAACTGAGCGACTACATTCTACCGAGACGTGGAAGGTTCCTTACTTCCAAACGTAATGATGGTTCCAAGAAGAACGGCAAGATCATTGACTCTACTGGAACAATGGCTGTAAGAACTCTTAGTGCTGGAATGATGAGTGGTATCACTTCACCAGCTAGACCCTGGTTCAGACTCGCGACACCTGATTCAGCACTTATGGAACAGAGCGATGTCAAGCAATGGTTGTATGCTGTTGAAAGAAAAATGCGAGACATCTTTTCAAGATCGAATCTTTATAACTCATTGCAGACAGTGTATGAAGAGCTTGCAGTATTCGGCACTGGTGCGTTACTTATTGCCGAAGACCATAATGATGTCATTCGTTGCTATCCATTTACCGTTGGTGAGTATGGACTAGGACTCTCTTCTAGGCTTAGTGTCGATACCTTCTATCGTGAATTCCAGATGACTGTAGCTCAGATCGTTGAGCAGTTCGGATATGAGAATTGTTCGGAGCCAGTGCAGTCAATGTACAAAACAGGACAGCTCGATAAGTGGGTTGAAGTGATGCATATCATCGAACCTAATTCAGCCAGACAATTTAATAAGAAAGACAATTACAATATGCCTTATCACTCGTGCTATGTCGAGAAGGCGTCCAAGAACGATAAGAAACTTTTACTCAGTGGTTATGAAGAGTTCCCAGTACTCGCTCCAAGATGGCACGTTACAGGTGTCGATATTTATGGACGGTCGCCTGGTATGGATGTCCTCGGTGATGTTAAGGCATTGCAGATAGAGCAGAAGCGAAAGGCCCAGGGCATTGACAAGATGGTGAATCCACCACTCCAGGCGCCTTCCTCCCTAAGAGGTCAGACGGCAACAGTACTACCAGGAGGTGTCACTTATGTCGATACTATGGCAGGTACCCAGGGAGGATTCCGTCCTACCTACGAAGTCAATCCAAGGCTTGCTGAACTACAACAGGATATTCAAGAGACTCAACATCGAATCCGTCAAGGGTTTTATTCCGATCTCTTTCAGATGATGACGATGTCAGATCGTAGACAGATTACAGCTAGAGAGATAGACGAAAGACATGAAGAGAAGTTGTTGATGTTAGGGCCAGTTCTTGAAAGACTACATACAGAATTACTTGATCCTCTAATTGACAGAACATTCAATATCATGTTACGCAATCAATTACTACCAGAAGCTCCTGAAGAGTTGGGCGGTATTACTTTAAAGGTTGAATATATCTCAGTAATGGCACAGGCTCAGAAAGCAATTGGAACAGGAGCGATTGAAAGGCTTGCAGGTTTCGTGGGCAATAT